GCGGGACCGTGATGCCGGCGGCTTTGCTGGCTTCGTATGCCAGGAACGCAAGGTCTTCGGCTCCGATGCCTGCCGCCAGGTCACCTGCGCGCCGTTTATATTTGCGTTCCCAGGTGATGACTGTGAACAAATTGGTGGTCACAATGTCGGGTCCGTTGCCGGTGTCGACGCTGATTTGGATTTTCATGTTTCTCCTTGCACGGTTGGAGTGTTAGTTACGGGGGCGTGATGTCGCGGGCGAACGTGCCGCCGGTGAACGTCACTTCGACGGTGGCGAGTTCGCCGACGGTCGAGTTGATCGGCGTAAACGACTCGAGGTATGCGCCGGTAATCGTGTATTCCGGATTGGATGCGCCTTCGGTGGTGCCGCTCGGCGAAATGACCAAGGTGCTGCTTTTGCCGACCATTGCGAACAGTGCGCCTTCCGTTTCAATGGTTGCGCCTGTGCCGCCGTAAGCCAGGAAAAGAGTTATGGTGCACTCGACCTGTGCCAAGCCCGCCGTGAAGGTGCGCCCGGTGTCGCCGAAACTGGTTGATTCCAGAGCGTCATTGCCGATCGTAAGCGTGACCTGGTTGGCCTCTGCGCTCAGGTCGTAGGTGGTTGCGCCCTGGGTGATGTTGATGGTGGCGTTTGACAAAAACGTTGTAGGCATTGTCAGTTTCTCCTTGCCGCGATTGCGACTGTCAGGTTGTAGGCGGGTATTACTTGGTCGCCAACTGTGACGGTGGCGGGGCGGCCGCCGGTGACGGCCAGGGTTGTCGACGCCATGATGGTGTCGGCGGTTGTTATGAGGTAGTCCTCGGCGTCAAGGTTGCCTGGTGGGGCCGCCAAGATCAGCAGGTCGAAACGTATGTCTCCGACGTTGTAGGTGAACGCGTCAAAGGTCGGCGGGTTGACTAGGACGGTGAGCGGGCGGGCGTTTCGCGGGTCGATGACAGCTGCCAGGCCGAGCGCGGTCAGGGCGTTGACGACAGCTGTGCGGCAGTCGGCGAAAATGCCTGTGGCGGGCATCAGGCCACCTGGCTTCGGCGGATGCCGAGCAGACGCATGATTTGGCCCATTGTGCCGGTCGGGGCAGTGATCGCCATGTCTTGAAACGATGCGTAGGAATCCACCGATCCGCGTTCACGGTACAGGGCTGCCGCGTACATGATTGTGCCGAGTTTGACAGCGCTACTTGGCACGGAAGAGAGGGACTCGCCTTGATAGCCAGCCATCTTCCGCGCCTTGTAGGCCCAAGCGTTAGCGGCCTCCGTGCAGACCGTAACGAAGGCTGTGTCGTTAGCGGTAGCCACGGAAATACCTAACCACGACAGAACGTCTGCGGCGATGATCCAGGTGCACGTTTCTGTCCAGGTCAATGTGCCGAATGGGTCAGCTGCGGAGCGCTCAAGATCGTTGCCAGCGTCTTTGAAGAGCAGCTGGTTGGTGATGATGACGTTGTCGTCATATAGCCAGTCGCCCTCGTCGTCGACGCCGGTGTATTCGTAGACCGGGACAGCCAAAACGGTGTGTGTGCCGTTTAGGCCGTGTCCGAGGCCTGCCAGGGTGATTGATTGACCGATGCCGATTTCGGTTGCTTCAAGAGTCTGCACCACGGCGTAGTCGTCTATACGTTGGTGAAACGTGACGGTGAAAACGGCCATGGTGCAGAACTCCTGGGTGCAGCTAGCGGTGGATCAGACGAGGATGCCCTTGACGAACTTCGTCGAGTCGATCATCAGGGCGGCGAAGTAGCCGCGGAAGGCGATCGTGCGAGAAAGCGTCGAGGGCGCGTCCAGACTGATTGCGCCCTTTTGCTGTTCGAAAATTTCGTAGCCAGACGGGTCGCCGACGATGAAGGTGTCGTTGGCGAAGTTGCGGTCCACGACGACGCGAAGGCCGAAGGCGACGCCGCTGTCCTGTCCAGGGGTCAGGTTGCCGAACGCGTTCATTGGGCCGACCTGCGGGAAGAGCGGCCGGTCAGCGGTGTCGCTGAGGCTCATGAGGCCCTGCCAGATTGACGGCGACAGGAACAGGTGGGTGGGCAGGTTGCCGTTCGATCCGGTGAGAATCTTTGAGGCGGCCTGCGCCATCCAGCCTGCCCAGTACGACGGGTCGGCGTAGGACGTGCCAGCGAAGTTTTCGGTGACGGTTGCGCCGGTCGCAAGTGTATCTGCCGCGTAATTGTCCGTGGCGTTGGCGTAGATGCGGCCCATGTCATCGAGGATGATTGACAGCACCGCCGGGTCGGTCCAGTCGAGGTCGGCTTCAGACACGTTGACGTAGCCGCCGAAGATCTGCTTCGTGACCTGGTTGTTGAACACCACGAGGGTTCCGGACTGGTTGGCCATTTCGGCGAGGCTTGCGCCGATCGAAACGTGCGTGGTCACCTCAGGGCGGATGAACACCTTGCCGCCAGCGGGCATCGCACGGACGCCAATTGCGTCAACGACGGGGCGACGGCCCACGAAGTTGTTGTAGACCGGTCCGACGATCGGGGTGGGCAGGATGCCAGGCGTGTCGGTGGTGACCACGTCGGGCGCTGCGGCCTTGATGGCTTCGCGCATTTGGTGCCAAGCTGATCCGCCGGCGATGGCCGCGGAAAGGTACTCGACTGCTGTGGGCAGCGGGACTTCCTTGCGGGCCGTCGCGTAAACGATCGGGCTGACGGGGATGGTTGCCGGTGCCTCTGCGGCCTCGGCCTGAATTGCTTCTGACACTTGTTCCTCCTCGGGGGTGTCTTGTGGGTTGGTTTCGTCGTCCTCCGGGTCGGCCGAGGCGGCGATTTCTGTGATGACTGCGTCGCTAAACGCAGGCACGGCGACTAGCGACAGCTCGATCAGATCCGCTTTGGAAACGATCATGACGCCTTGCTTGTCGAACTTGAACTTCGTTGGGTTGGCTCCAACGGACACGGAATCGTAAGCGCCGGACTTGAGGAGCGCGACGGCGTCGCGGCTGGCCCGCGTGTCGGCCAGCGTTGCTTCAAACTCAAGACCGGCTGCGGTGTCAGTCAACTTGTTGACGACGCCGCGAAGTTGTGTCAGGTCGTGGTTTTCAACAAGTTTGGCGGCTTTTTGGTTGACGTCAAAAGCGCCAGGCAGGAAACGGACTTTTTGGCCGCCAGCAACGGTTGCGGTGACGTTCCACGGGACAGCGATCCCAGAGATTCGCGGCGAGTATTCTTCGTCGTCGTCTTTGGCTGCGGTGAGCTGTGCGGCGGCGGTGAAACGGATCGTGCGGTTGGGTGCGGCCGCGTCAACCGAGTATTCGCTGACGTACAGGGCGGCAAGTTGGTCTAGGGCGGCGTCAATGTCGCGGTGGCAGCCCTCGACTGTGCCGTCGTCGTGTTTGACGACTGCGAAGCCGGAGCATTCGGGGTTTTCTGTTTCGATATGCCAAGGCATTACTCGAGCTCCATTTCGTCCTCGGGCAAATTAGGCGCGGGCGCTTCACGCTGAATCTCGGGTTCCTCAATCATGAATTGCTCTAGGTATTCTTCGACGTCGAATTGGACGTGGCGGCCGTTCGGCAAAACGTCATTCATGCTGAGGCGTTCTTCGATCGCGTGAAGGATTGGTCGAGCGCCGAAAAGGATTAGGTCTTGGCGTGACTGTTGCGCGTTTTGGTAGGTCATGCCGGACTGGTCAATGCCGAGGAGATAGCCAGGGATATCGAGCAGGCGGGCCATTTCAAGCGCCTGGTATTTGCGTGATTCGACCAACTGCAATTTGCTTGGGTCGCTCTGAAACTCTTTCCATTCGACGGCGCTGTTCAGTGCGCCGATCGCGGACACGCGGCGGGCGTTTGCCCAGGCTGATGCCAGTTCGCCCAGCTCTTCGGATGACATTGGTTCCGAATTGCTCGTTTGCTGAAGGTAGCCGGCGGCGATTTCGGTTGCGGAGAATCGTTCGGCTGCCTGGTCGAGACGCAACGCGACTTGGACGGCGCGGCGGCCTGCATAGACGACGCCTTGGTTGGGTGACAGGAACGTGATGACGTTGTTGACGTCAAGCTCCATGCCGTTGAACTCGAGGTCGGTTGGCATGCCAAACCATTCGGGCGACGCCGGCATCGTGGTCGAATAAACCATGTTGGCGGGTAGCCATTGGAACGTGGCAGGGAAGCCGGTTGAGTAGCGGGACGTCACGGCCCAGTGTGCGCGGCCGTACATGATGAGATCTCGAGCGGTTTTGCCGATGATGAATTGGCGCGGCACCGTCGGATCGGGTCGGCTCATCCACGTTTCGCCCTGGACCCAAATTTTTTCGTATTCTTCGCCGCCCCATTGCAGGACGTAGGACTTGAGATCGAGGGTGCCGACGACGGTGGTGATGAGCGAGACGGCGCGGGCGATTGTGGGGACAGATAGGGCAGCCTCTTCAGAAGCCCCAACGCTGTACGAGTAGAACTGCCCTATCTGCGATGCGCCTGCAGCTGCGCCAACGGGGGACGAGGCGAAAGCCGGGGCTTCGATCTTTTTGCGGAAAAGACCCACGCTCGGATTGTGACTCGCAACAATTGCGAACGCAAGCGTTTCGGAGAAAGATAGAAACTGATCCCCTACCTAGCGAAGGCGATGGCGGCGCGGGTTTTTTGCTGTGGTCGAGCGACCAGGGCCGCGGCCCAAATCATGCAGCGCGCCAACGTGATGAGACCAGGCGACTTTTGGCTAGACAACACAAAGCCTGCCGCGGTGCGTACCCCGACGGCACGGTTGACGTGCTCGGACAGCATTTGTTCGCCGGTGTGCACCAGGCGGCCCTCGACAATGAACTGTCGGACCGTGGCTGTGTGAGTTAGCAGCTCGTTGTATCCGACGATCACTTTTTTGCGTTCGTAGGCCGCCGGCGCTATTGACGCCAGGCTAGGTGTTAGGGCAATGCTGGCCACGGCCGCCGCCTGTTGGTCGATCGCGGCCCACAGTGCAGGCAGGGTGTCGGCGATGAACGCGACGGTGACACCGATTCGGCCGTCGGGCATGACGTTGGCTCGGATGCCGGTGTATGTGTTTTCGTCAATGCTGGAATCGACAGCCAGGACGCCGCCGTCGGGGATAACTGGAACGATGAGCTTGTCGAACACGCCAGGGGCTAGCCACGATTGGGCGGACGAAATCCACAGGTTGAGCGACGCCCTGTGGAACGCGGCTTTGTCGGCCATGTCAGATTCATCCCGCAAAGTGTCGAGGTCGAGCAGGTGCCCGATGGCGGGGTTGGCCATCGGCCAATACACCTCGTCGGTCGTGTCGACGCCGGACGGTATGGACCATTCGGCGAAAAACAGTTTGCTGTCGGCTTTGGTGTCGATCGCCCGCAGGCCCTCTTCCCGCAGCTTCAGCATGGCGTGGGAATCCTCGGTGCCGGCGGTGCTCCAGCATGACAACAGCGACTGCCGCCTGGCGCGTTGGCTCGGAATTGCCCCGTTAAAGATTACGTCGGCAGAAATGTTCCACAGCTCGTCGGCAATGATGAAATCCGGGCTGAAGCCGTGGAACGCTCGGGGCGTGGCGGCCTGAACCAGCCATCGAGAGCCGTCCGGCATGACGGCCTCGTTGCGGCCATACGACCAATAGAGCTTTGCGCCAAACTTGGTTTCCAGTGTCGGGGCCAGCGACTCGAACAGCTCAACAGCCAGGTCAAGGTTGTGCGCGGTCGAGATCAACAGCACTGGCTCGCCGCGGCGGATCGGCTCCTTGGTCAACACCCACAGCGCCAACGCCTTGAGCGCCACGGTTTTGCCGTTCTGCCTGGCAACCGAAACCAAACTTCGCTTGTAACAAAACGCGCCGGCGTCATCGTGCGCCAGCTGCCCCTGCAACGCAGTGATCTGCCACGGCATCAACTCGATCCCAAGCACATCCTTAGCCAGGGCCGCCACCTCGATGCCATAAGACCCTGAACCCTTAGGTACGGACACCAGCCTGGGCGGGATCACGGCCGCCACAGCCGGATCGATCACAGTCCGCCCAAATCCGCCACCGTCAACCCCACTTTGCCCTTTTGGGGATACATCGACGGA